TTGCAGATTTTCAAGCAGCAATAGATGACGGTATAGATGAACAAAAAGTTAAAGATTGCATAGAAAAGTTAGATACTCTTGATAGTAATGCTAAATCTAGAGGAGAACCTGGAGTAAATGCAGCAACAGCAATTGCTGCTTATCAAACACTTTTAAGAGATGTTGAGTATGATGTTGGACATAAAGACTACTCTATAATAGTTCAAAATTTAACAGCTATTAAAGAATTTTTTAAACTAGGAATAGCTTATTTTAAAGCAAATCCTACTATTACAGACACAGATTTAAAGCCTGGAAGAATAAAATCACAAACAGGAGATTATGCAGAAAACCCAGGGACAGCAAAAGTAACAGCAACAAAGCGAGATTTAAAAGAAGCTATAAAAGAATTAAACAAAGCAATAGTATTAGGTGTTAGTTTACAAAAATTACATGCAGCTCAATTTGATGCTGATGGAGTTGCAATAGAGGATATACTACAAGACTTAAGACCATTTTTAACAGATCCTGTTGAAGTTACTGCAGCAAAAACTAAAGATGTTGATGTACTAACAGGAAAAGGAAAGTTTAAACTAGAAATTCAAGAATCTGAATTTAATAGAAATGCTAGAGGTAAGTTTGAAAGTTATTTAACACAGACAAGAACAAGAATAGCGCAAGGAAATTTTTCAAAGGGTGCAGACAAAGTATTTAACGAGATGGGTCTTAGTGCTGCTGAAATTACAGCATTAGAAGGGTCACGTTCTTTAGATGAAGGAATAGTTACACAGCTTGCAGATATTGCAGGAAATAAAAAACCTAAAAAGTATAGGGCTAAAGGAAAAGCAACAGCAAGAGCAAAAGTTAAAAAACCTAGCAGTATCCCTATGATAAGACCTGTAAAAAGAAAAGTATTTAGTAAACCTCTAGTATTAAAAAGAAGCGGTAAAAAGCAA